CGGGTCAAAATCAAACTGCATATTAAATCTAAACAGTCCTTCACCTAAAGGACGTAGCAGATAATCATCTACATTCTTTATAACTGTTTTTGTGCCGCCAGCAGCAGCGTTCATAAGCATAGATATGCCAGAGGCAGTTCTACCAACACCAGACACACCTGTTTGTCCGTGAGCAAACGATGGGAAACCTGTGCTTTCATCTGCCAGCACTCGTGCCTTGTCAAACAACATCATATTTTCTTGTGCTACGTTTGGAAACTTTGTACCAAAAATTGCTTGGCCCGGTGCGCCACCTTGTCTACGAAATATCTTACCGGGATACAAAGACAAATCTTGACCCGGCACTAAGTTTGTTTCGTCTACTTCTACAATTAAATTTCCTGACAGCACGGCATTATCTACAGCCATACGCATAAAACCATTCATCAATGTTTGCGTATCGTCCATATTTTCTGCAATACCTACACCAAAGAATGAGTATGGGTTTAGTTCATACGGTGCAGCACAATAAGGTATCTTTGCAGGTTTAAAGGGATTAAGAACCATGCGCAATAATTTATTATTACAAATCCAAATGTTTGCTTGCAGTTCATCAAACTCTTTTAATTCTTTTGGTATATCTACTTCTTGTTCTTCAAGTAGTTCAACATCTACCATGCCCCAATATTCTAATACTTCAAAGCGGTCAATACCATGCTCTGGTGCATAGTCTGTTAAATCTTCTTCCCAGTATTTCTTAGTATAGTTTTCACCCATCTGAATAACTTCATCAATTACACCGCTTCTAAAGTATGGACGTTTCTTTAAGTTACGTAATTGTGTGCGAGACATCTTATGTCGTTCAATAACAAACTGTGCTTCATCCATGTTGTTAGCATCTGGGTCTGCATAAAAATTCCAAACAGATACATGATTTACCTGTGGTATAGTTTTAAACAAAGGATCATAATTACCGTCATCACCCCAGTTCGGATACTCTTTATCTACAGCAAACGGCCCCTTCATTACACCTGTGCCAAACAACGCCATTTCAAATGCAGCACTACGTAAATGTTTAGTAGCACCTGACTCTTCTAGCTGGTCGTGTATTTTCTTTTGCATCTTCTTTGCTGCAATAAGAGCAGGACTAAATGCAATAGCTGTAGGTGTTTTACCCGGACCTTCTTTTAGTTTATCAGCGACTGGTTCCAGTTTATTTTCCAGCGACCCAAGTTTCTCTTGTAAACTTTTTTCAGTTGCACCTGCTGGGAAATCCATTCCATCTCCCTGAAAACCATAGGGACTTGAAAGAGCAGTTTCACCACGCAATTGTTCTGGTTCTTTAGGGTCAAAATGTACATCAGCAACAACCCCCTCTGGTAATTCAGTAGGCTCAATAGATAAAGGAAAACGCTGGTTAGCAAATAGAACATCAACAATTTGTCCGTATGCTGCCAGCGTTTTAGTTTTAGTTATTTTAACAAATACACGAGATTTTTCTGCCTCTGTAAACTGTACATCTGGACCATACAAACCACGATAGTTACGGTAAGCACGTAACCATCTCTCTTCATCTTGGTATCGGTAGTCTTCAGAACGCTTATATCTTTCCATAATAAATGGAATGATATTTGTTACGTCCATATCTGTTTCGGTAGTATCGTCTGTATCTTCCAGAGCAATAGCATCGTCTTCAATCATAATTTCATCTTCTGCCATTATACTTCCTTTGCTCCTACTATAGTGCATTTATATTCTATAGATTTCCAATCACCGTCAGTAGGGATGTTTTCATGTACAGTTTTCATTTCTACACAGTCAAGCTTTTCATCAAACCACTGTATGGTTTGCGTTCCACAATATGCTGTAGAACAAACAGTTAATATTAAAGACCAAATTATTTCCATGTTAATATCCAAATGTAGCGTCTGCTACTCTCATGCCCCCACCGGGTCTACCCATAGGGTCATAGTCAAATATACTAAATCTTGGTCTGGACATTATACCATACCTAAGAGCGTCATACAAGTGGTCTTCACTTTTTGTATCCACGTCTTCGGGGTTTTTTTTGTCCAACGGTATTGAGGGCAGTTGGGAGATGACATTTGTGCAAGTATTAAAGAAAACAAGTCTAGGCTCTTCTGTAAATTCATCTATCTGCAGTCTACGATGTATTTCGTTTTTACCTGCTACCCTACTGCCTCTGCTTCTGTCTGATGGTCTCCATCTGCAACCCCTGCTTATCATCTGCTCAGCAAGAGAAGGGCCAGTATCACCCCGCTTATGCCAAAGAGAACTATCCAAAACGCCATACTTAATATTACCATCTTCCGCTTCCAAATCCAATATCATATCTGCCAAATCTGTGGCAAGGACTTTAGAAACATAGAGTTCTCTGTACGTAACAATTTGTTCATTCGGTGCAACAGCAAACCACAAAACGCCACTATAACTGCCGTAACCGTAATCGCAAGCCCTAAACTTAACCCAGTTGCTAGGTATATTAAAAGGCTCAATAACATGCACATGCCTATCAAATTCAGTAAAGGCAGCACCCTCTTTAATATCCCAGTCTCCCTCAAGGAGTTGTCTTCGTTGCTGCTCTGGTAGAGATAAGAGCATGGCTTCGTAGTCACCTGCGTTTGCAAGGTACGGGTTATCAGAAAGTCTCGCTGGTATAAATCTTCTTTTAAATAAAGGTTTTCCAGCCTTGCTATGTCCAGCGGGGTATCGCAAGACCTCTGTTGTGTCAATATCTGTGGCATCAAACGACCTGTTATACGGAGATGGGTCAATAAACATCTTCTTAACCCAATGATGACCCCTACCTCCGGGGTTGGTCGTGGCCCTCATAAAAATTGGTAAATCGGTTGCAGTGGACCGTAGACGTGACCGCATGTAATTCCATGCGTATGGTGTGGCCCACTGTGTCAATTCGTCAAAGCCTATCCAGCTAAATGCCAGACCCTGATAACGCAAGACATCTTCATCTCTGTCAAGATAAGACATCCACAACCTTGCACCAGATGGCGCAGTCCACTGCATCTTTCTCTCTGACCATTTTATTCCCGGCCAGATTTTTGGGTACAACTCCTGCGATTTGAATATGAGTTCCCTTAACTCTTCCGTTGTATGTCGCAGAAGCAGACCACTAAACTGTGGATGCCCCATATACCTTAAAGGGTCTGCAAGCATAGCGTAGCTTTTACCGCCACCTGCACTACCCCCATATAACACTTCTCTTTCACTTGCTGCAAGAAACTCTGTCTGTGGCCCCTCGTTTGGTTTGAATAATACGTTAGCGTGTTCCTCTACGCTATCTGTTTCATGTGAAACGTCCTGTATTTCAACCTTCGGCTTTTGCACCCGTTCTTTGGGTGTGGATTTCTTGCGCTTTGGCGATTGCCTTTTCCGCATACTCTGCCCACTTGATAAGGCTTGCAGCTTGGTTCTTACGTCTTCGCTCATATTGTAATCGTTTCCTCAAACCTACATGCGAGATATATCTGCCAGTCTGTGTACTCAACCAATTTGCAACCTCACGGTAGCTATACTGATTTACGTGCTGCCTAGCTTTCTCTAGCAAATCCAATTCAATTGGTATAGGCTGAAGAATATCGGGGTCTTCATCATCCTGCTTATATCCGAATGGTACTGTACGTGCAATACGTGGAATAGGTATCCATTCGTTTTCTTCTTTAATGTCTGTCGGCTGTGGTAGCTTCCACTTGCCTATGCTTCTAGTCATTTGTTTTTACGGTTGTCAATAATTTTAACGGGATTCACGTAGTTTTTAGGTACTAAACCGCCTATGCTGTAATTCTCAGCATCTATAGATTCTTTAGCTTCGGAAAGTTTTTCAAAATATCTTCCTCCAGATTCCCACATACCTTTTCTGTCCATGCTTTTTTCTATATAAATCTTTTCGCCATCCGGCATAATTTTAAATACGCCACCATACCCTGTTCTTTTCCAACCTGAAGACACTATTCATTATCCTCTACTGGTGCTTTGGCTGGCATAAGCATTACGCCACCTGCAGCTTCTACCTGCACCTTCTCTGTTTTAATCAGACCTGTGCGATCAAGCAGTTCTTTTGCTGCAACCATCTTATCACGAATACCCAACTCTGTAGGGTCATGCAATGCACCTGTCATCGCCATCGCTGCTTTCGGAGCATTACGTGCCATGTACATTTGAGTAGCCTCAAGTATTTCTTCTTTAAGACCTTTAACAATCTCTGTAGTATTAGAAGTGTCAGCATATCCTGCCAGCTTTTTTGCTTGTACCAAATCACCGCCAGCTTCTTCAAAGAGGACGTTGAGTAGTTTCTGCTGTTTGTCTGTTAGCTGTCGTGTCATTTGTTTTTTCTATTGTCTACTCTATTTGTTACTGTGCTATTACGGTAATCTAAGTTGCCTTTTCTTTGAGTAGGCATACCACCTTCGTTAAAACCTGCAGCTTCTTTTAATCTTTCGTAAACTTCTGATATAGCTTCACCAGTACCAGATGCAATATCTTTAGCTTGCTCATATAGTCTTTCTAATTTAAATATTACACCTTTTTCTTTTTTCTTTTTTGACGTGGTTCCTACAGTTTGTGCAGTTCTACTTTTTCGGATTACCTCTAAAGCCATCTAAAATTCTCCGTTGTGCATAGCGTTGGACAATTTAACTGCCCGTCCTTTTACCTGAGTTGCCCACCTGCTGTCAAGCATCTCCTTTGCTGCAGTAGGGTAGTCTTCATCATGTACAGCCGCCCACATCTTTTTAAACTTATTTAATCTTGGCACACCCATATTAAATGCCATATCTACAAGTACAAGCTGACGTACAGCGTCTAGCTGATCTACGCAAGGGTGCGCACGGACCAGTTCTTCTTCGACAATCTGTACGTCATTCTCTGCTAGATAGACCGCATCAGCTTCGGTTATTCCCCATTCATAAACGTGGTCAATAGATGGTATATCTAAATCATCCAACTCTTGTTGAGTAATTCCACGGTCTTCTAGGTTTCGTCCGATACCAATTGTATCAATTCCTAATGTATCTTTATACACCTGTAGCCTTAGACCTTCGCTCACTATTAGCTTTTCTATCAGGTCTTGTGGGTTGTACTTCATTTCCTTTACCCTCGTGGTTCATCCATACCGCAAACGCACCTGTCATTGCCCCCGTCACCACACTGACAAGAGCCGCTTGTTGGCTTGTCGGGTCTTGAAGTGTCATAAACCACTCCACCACTCTCCATGCCGACACTGACATCATTAGCATCATTAGGCGTGGAATCAGTTTCCACTCTAGTATCTTCTGCGCTGCCATTATTTTTTTCCAAAGAATTTTGTTGCACTACGAACTCCAAAACTTGCTGCCACAATTACGCCTAAACTATACTGATACCATTCTGGCATAGCTTGTAACTGTGCAAATCCATTTTTTACTACTTCTTCCATACCCGGAACGAATGCAAGAATGAGAGGAATTGAGAATAGAATTGTAAGCCATTCGTCTTTCCACGATGACTGACTTCCTTTAGCCATTTCCAAATCCCAGTCAATTTCTCCTGTAGCTTTTTTCTCCATGATGACAGCTTCAGCTTTAGCTTTTGCAACCTTTGTTGCAGCTTCTGCTTTAGTCTTTTCAACTTTTCCATTTAACCATGTCCCTGCTAAATCAGCTATTGGTCCCACTAAGGCGGTCCACATTATCCTACTCCTCGTCTGAATCTTGCGGTTTTCTTTGATATACTTTTAGGCTGCTTGACGAATTGCTTACCAGCACGAGTTCCTTCTCTTTTAGCACGGGTGGTAGCGGCATATTCAGATGGCGATAACGCCTTGATAGCAGCCGTTGGAAGGTAACGCTCACCCGTTTTTGCAGACGGTTTGCCACTCTTCGTTCTCCACTTCTGTCCAGTCCAAGCTTTTAAACTTTTTTGTGGTTTTTTTAGTGCCATGAATAAGTTATACCATTATCTGTTTCATTTGTCAAGTTAAAAAGGAGAAAATACAGCAAACATTAAAAACATTAATCCGACAACAACTACAGCAGTTATTACTACAGCTATCTTTACTTGCTCCATTACTTCATTACGTCTTCGTATAGCTTCTCGTTTTGCTTTTAATGCGGCCTCTTTTGCTTCCTGTATTCTCCTCTGTCTCTCTGTTAATATGCCTTTCCATGTCCCATGCCCAAAACGCATATCAACCATAGTGGCAACTTCTTGAAGTTTCTCTGCAGCTATCTTTGCATCTATGACTTCACGTGCTACGGTGCTTACACCAAACTGATCTGTCATACCCATACCAGACTTTTTAGCCCGGTCTTGCTGTACCTGTTTTTCTCCCTCAAAAAGTTTATCTATATAACCAGCGATTTCTCCTATATCGTTGGCTGTGTTAATCGTTGACTTAATACCATCCACTGCCGCTTTTACAAGCGAAATACCTGCGAGGGTTTCTGCAATCATCTCTATGCCTCATGTTTTGTTGATTGGTTTGCATATTGCCGTCATCTTTATTCGTTCATTCTTTTTTGTATATATAGCTGGTTGTCGGGAAAGTTTATTCGCAAAATATAAACACTCATCCATATCTTCAAAGATTTGTGTCTGGTTAATTATTTGCGAACCCATATATACTACAAGAACAAATGCTATCATTCTAGACCCAGTATTCTAGATAGACCAAAAACTTCTAGTAACATAAACGTAAAAAATAGTAATAGTATACTACCTGCTATTAGCTTGCCACTAAAGTTTGTTGATCCTATGCGAATAGCAATAAACTCGTTGCCTAATATTCGCAGTATTAATTCAAAACTGTTTTCGTTAATGCCTACCGATATAGGCTTTTTATTTTCATCAGCCATCTTACGCAGCCATCCTTGGATTACTCGCTTCAACGCCCATCCATTTGCTCCACTCTGCATAGTAGTGTCTCATTCCTACTTCATCGTGTATTGTTCTATTCTCATGTCTTCCATGTAGAATGTTACGTGGCTCTGTACCCTCACGCATTGTTGTACCCTGACCAGCTACACCGATAAGGTCTTCGTGTAAGTTCCTGCCGAATGGCCCCCATATAGAGTTGTGATGCTTGATACGTGTCTGTCTTTCCTCTGGCGTATCTTTCTTGAGACCATATCCTCTAAACTCAATAAGAACTTTGTTTGGCCCAAGAGGTGTAACGCTATCGCTTCTATAAGCACTACCCCGTAGATTAAAATTAAATCCGGGGAAAAGGTCAACCATATACCATTGATTGGGAGGGAGGTTAGGGAAACTAAGCTCTCCTCTATCCTCAAAGCCATCGTATTCCTCGTAGTTAACTGTGAAACTACTGACGTTGACGTGTCCGTTATCAAACGGTATATTTTTTCTAGCAAAATATTCATCGTTGAATCCTGACACACGATTAAAGTAATGCATAAAGTCGTGGTAGAACTCACTGTTTGTGTCATGCCACAGTTTGTAGTTTGTATCTATTACGGCTTTGTGATAGTGGAACACTTCCATTTCTTCTGCATCTATTGCATCTGCTATGCAATCAAATGCACCTGCTGTCCACTCATCCACTGTTTTAGGATTGTCTATATCCAGTGTAGTCCAAATCATACCACCATGCTTTACTTCGCATGGCAGTTCTGTCCATTTACCTGAGTGGTAGGTTAGCGCAAGATTATTTCCTGCAGGTGACTTTACACTATCGGTAAGAAAGGTTCTGACCTTATTACCCTCAAAGCGTATGGCTACAACATTCTTCAATGCTATCTGCGTCTTTCTAAAGTCACCCAAGTTGGGCATCTCACTAGAATGACACATAGGAATCCATACCTTAGAAAAGATATTCTCTAGTTCCTGCTCATACAAATAGTGGTCAGAGTATATAAGAGAATTTATATATTCTACCTTGGGTGTCTTTGTCCAGTCCCTATGGTTACGAGGTGGCATTAACTTGTATATCCACCACCAGCTTTCTTATAAGCTGACGCAACCATTTGCGCTTTTCTTGCACTCCACTGTCCGGGTCTTCCACCCTTACCACCTGCTTTTATTCTATTGAATATTCTTTTACGCATAGCAGGTTTAGTATAGTTACCCGCTTGATTAACGGTAGAACCACCTTTTGACAAGCGAACTCTTTTTTTAGCTGGTGCTTTTTTTCTTGGAGCCATACTATATCCTATCTATTAGGGTCATAATACTCTTCAACAGATATTAGTGCAGATATTGTACCTGCAGTTTCTGCTGTCAGTATTATCTTATCATTTGCATTTAAGCTGATGGAGTTGCCATCAACTATGTTTACAAATCCATTTGCAGCCACAGACAAGTCCTGTGCTAAGAAATAATATACAGCGGCACTGGAATCATAGAACTGTGCTGTTATTTTTTTAGCTGCAGCATTATTATTGCTGATGCTTAGATGGCGAACTACAGCAGCATGGTTAGCCGGGACTGTGTACAATGTTGTTGCACCAGTACCCGGAGTAACCCCAATCGTTGTAAATTTAGAACCATCTATAAGTTTTGGCATTTATTTCTTCTTTGCCATTCCACCACGCATCATCATTTTCTTTTTAGCCATACCACCGCCACGCATCTTCTTCTTAGCCATTTTCATCATGCCGCCGCCAGCCATACGCTTCTTTGCAACCGCACCACCGCCACGCATCTTCTTTGCCATCTTAGTTTTATGTCCCGGCATTTCTTAAACTCCTTCTGTCTATTACTAACGAATGAAACACATCCTTGGGGAAATGTTCATAATAACCAGACTTTTCCAGACTTAGTGCTGCATCGTCTAGTTTAGATAGTCTTTGCACAAACACCATGCAGTACACAAGACCATCATCTGTTGCGTCCTCATCAATTAAAAAGTCCAGACCTGCTTCTTTAGCGTCATAGTCTGGATGAAATACCATGAGGTGCATATCTTTACCAGCTATGGACATGGCTTCATTAATGCCATCACAATACCCATCTAGGTATTCCATATCAGGTAAACATTCATTTGCCCACACAACTATATCGTAGTCGTGCTGCTCAAACTTTTTAACTTCGTCTATTAAACCTTCTATGCCAGTGTTTACACTGAAAGTAACTTTATCTTCTAGCCATGCTTGTTTGGCGTAGGGACACGGTGGTAGTCCATTAAGTTTCTCATTAGGCACTTCAAGAAATTCATGTGACCACTTTCTTATATCAGCTTCTACGGGATGCACGGGTTTTCTTCTTCTGTGATTCAATGAACCTGCGGTATACACGTGCTGCAGCAATTTTTCCCGCTGCCAAGGCTCGTTGTTCCATAGCAATAGCAGCTTGTGTCTTGTGAGCATGTGACCGTCCAGATGCTTTTATCTTACGCACAGATGCTTGTGCATCTTTAACTGTAGCAAACTTGAGACCCTTAATAGTACCCTTGGGGTTCTCATCTGTGTACAGATCGCTGTGTTTCTTAGAGCCAGCAGGTTGCCCTTTCTTTCGTGGTATTCTAGGAGACATTATGCGTATGGATTCCTTTTACGTGCCTTACGTGTTCTGGCATACGATCTGTTTTGTGATGCTGGTTTTGCTACTAAATTTTTAGGTCGGTTGTCACGAGGATTACCATTTCTGTGTGCTACATCTTTACCAGCAACTGCTATGCCTTTTTTCTTGGCAATTCTACGTGCAGCATTTCTTCCCGCACGATTGATTTTTTGTGCAGGTTTACTCTGGTAGTTAGCGTACTCCTTACGATAGTTACGTGGCTTCTTTAAAACCATTACTTACCTAGTATCTGTTTAACTACGTCAGGGCGTGTCTTATTTAAAGCACGTAGACCGGGGTTCATCTTATCTGTAACACTACCACCTGCCACATACATATGTTCTTTTTTATTTGCCATACCCCCACGCATCATCTTAGCCTTGCCATTTTTAGTGGATAAACCGCCTTTGTTTTTAGTTTCTTTAAAACCTGCGTCTGCAAATTTATCAGCTTCGGCTTTAGCTTTAGCTATATCTTCTTTACTATACGCTTTTTTACGCCTATCCAATTCTTCTTTAGCTTCAAGAATTTTATCCGCATTTCTTAATTGCATGGCTCTATAATAATCAGCAAAAGAAGCTACTAAATCAGAGAAAATATTTTCTTTGTACTCCATAACTAACCCCTTTTCTTTTTCTTCATAGAACTTTTAGCGGCTCTTTCAATACGTTTATACGCTTTATATTTATCTTCCTGCTTTAGTCTTTCTGCTGCAGTAACTTTAGGTTTATTAAAGTCTGGCTTACCTGTTCTAACATTAATAGCTGTAAACATCTTTTGTTTTTTAGGTGCTGCTTTTTTCTTGGCAGGAACCTTTAAACCAGAAGGATTAAACTTAGGTGCTGCTCGTTTCTTCGGTGGTGATTTTTTAGGTGCATCTCTAGGTGTCTTCCTTGCTTCTGCTGTTTTAGCTTTCTTTATAAGCTGACGATCACTACGTGCTGTTTGTTCTGCTGCTTTTTTCTTTGCGGCTGCTTTCTTTTTATCTGCTACTGCTTTAGCTGACCGTGGGCTAGGTTCTAATAATTTAGGTGCAAAGTCACGTATAGCGTCTGCAGGACTTTTGGTAGATATATATGTTAGTATTCTGCTGACATTAGATGGAGCAGACTTACCATACTTTTGTTTTATTTTTCTTACTCCCTGACGAAATTTAAAATCAGTAAGTTTACCAGCATCTCTTTTCTTTTTTAAGGCAGCTATTTCCTTATTCATTTGTGCTTTCATATCTCCGATTGCCATTAGTATTTTCCTTTCCTAGACTTTGGTGATGATTTTGTGCTGCCACCTGCTCCACCCCAGAGTGTGCGGCAAGCCCAGTAACGGGCTGTCAAGATGTCGCTGGCAGTATCACACTTGTGTCTAGCACGAAACGACTTACGGGCTGCAGCACTATAGTTGTGACCATAGCCTGTAGCACCAAA